GCTGGTGAAAACCGCCTCTCGACCGCCTTTCGCGTAAATCGCGTCGTACTCGGCCTCTTCTTCTGGTGTCATCACGCTGCGCCCATCCGGCGCACCTGTCGTTCGAGCCAGCACAGAAGGCGTAAAGGTTGGCGTATCGGGGTTGCCGTTGTATCCCCAGTTCGGTCCCGGCGTTCCCGGGGAGTTGACCTTTATGCTGTGCGGACCGTTGCAACCGTTGCAGAAGAACCAGACCGAACCATCCGCCCCCATACCCAAGCAGCGGCCTATCGCTTTAATAGCGCTCATGCCAACACCTCAAGCGCTCGGGCGTACAGCGCCTGCCGATCGGCCAGACCGTTCGTGCCGCCGTTGATTTTGCGGGTGATTTGGATAAATTCGCCCTTGTCTGCCAGCGTATTGAGCCCACTCTTGCCCCAAAACCACGCTGCCGACATCGCGGCATGCTGCGGCAGCTCGAGCAATTCGGGATGGTTGATCAGATCCAGGCCCAGCGCTTCGGCGCACTCGGCATAGTTCGCCCGCCCAGTGATCTGGATCAGGCCGCGCCCACGGTATTTGGAGCCATCGCCCGGCACGGTATTGCCCAGGTCTTTGCGCCCCTCGTATCCCAACTGCTGCGGAGTCGGCCCCCAAATCTCGCGGACGTAGCGCAGTTGGCCGGACTCATGACCGACCTGGGCGATGAAAGCCGCGATGCGCAGCGGCGTCACGATCTGGTACTTGCTCATCGCCGTGTTGAGGACGGGTGCAAAAACGCCGGCTTTCTGGCCGGCGCTCGGGAGTATCTGCAGCAGCTGCTGCGCGGTGATCGGCATTTGGGTTTCTCCAGGCAAAAAAATACCCGCTCGATGGCGGGGTGCGGGTGTTGCTGTGCAGGTGTTACGCGGTGACAGGTTCTGGTGCTGGCTGAATCGACGCCTTGAGCGCGGCCAGTTCGGCGCGCAGCTCTTTGACGGCACCCATCAGATCGGTGATCAGCGCCATCGGGTCGAGTTGCTGAATACGCGGGTTGCCGTTTTCATCGACGCCGTCCTTCTCGCCCGATGCGGCCAGCGGGTTCACTTCTTTGGCTTCGTGGGCGATCAGGCCCTGATAAACGTCACTGCCTCCTTTAAATACGTCTCCAAAGTTCTTGCGCTGGTAGGTGACAATTCGGTACGCGTCGATACGATCCAGAAAAGACGGTGCGGAAAATTCCTTTATGTACTTCTTGAGGCGGTAATCCGATTGGAAGAGCGTCATTGAACCGATGTAGGTTGCGTCGATATAGACGTCCACATATGAGCCGGTCCAGTTGAAGTTATAACCGGTCGTGCCTCTCGATCCGTTAAGGCCGGTCCGGCACCAAGTTGCTTTCGATCCGAAGCGACCATCGAGGGTCAGCGTCCCGGCAGAATCATTGATCAGGCGGACGTCATAGTCAGCGGCTGTATTGTTGTAGTGAAAATCTACCCAAGGGGTTGTGTGGGTAAGTTCCAGCGCCCTGATGGTAACGGCATCGGTCGTGCCCAAACCCAATCCTGCGCGCGCGCTGGGGCCATCCGTGCCGCCAGTACCACCTTTTGTGATCGGCACTGTATTTTCAATCGCTGCACTCCCAAGCCCGAGATTTGTTCTGGCCCCCGCGGCTGTAGTGGCGCTTGTCCCTCCTGACGAGAGGGCAATTGGGCTGCCGACGACGCTCAGCTGAGCAACAGAAAGGACCCCGCTGTAGGAGTACGTCATTACCGGGCCGGCCGCCGTATTGTCCGAGTTAACGGACCACCAGGCATGCCCGCCGAGGCCGCCGCCACGGTTGCATATATAATTCGCCCCGCCATCGTTGTTACCATTCCAGCCCATGTAAAGGCCTTGCACGTTGTAACCGACCGGGGCACCACGAAAACCGATGCTCTTGATCAGGGCGTCGTAAGCGCCGCCCTTCATGCCGAGACTTGTAAGCGCTGAAGCGCTATCAGTAGCGCCAGTCCCGCCCTTGGCCACCGGCAGGATGTCGTAGTTCCCGGTCGTGCCCAGCGCGGCCAGTGCATTACCCCACCGCTGGTTCACCGCGCTGAATGCATCGCGTAGCAACTTATCGTAGCCTTGGACAGGCATGATTGCGTAGGCCGCTCCGCTGACCGTTGCGCCCTTATAAGGTGGCAAAATCGAGATCACCGTAGGGCTGGCAACGTTAGCGATCTCGTAACTCAGGCCGTCAGGCCCAATAAACGCATCGCCTACGCGGGAGTTAGCGTCAAACGCGGCGTTCACGCCAGTTACAGAGGTAGATCCGTTTGTCACGGACACAGTACCGTTTCTTAGCCAAGGCATTGAATTCTCCTAATTATATGCCTTGATTCAGGCGGTTAGTTTTGCGCAGAGGAATGGCCGGTGGCCCTGATCTGTCCATGCCGTTGTAGCGAGGCTATACATCATTATTTTTGAATTGGTGTAATCAACTGCTATTCCGCAGCCTCCACCGCTTGCGCCGTTGTGACAACTCATAGCAAATGAATTTATTGATATAAACTCGCCGGCCCCAAGCAATTTATCGATGCTCCATATATACCGACGACCGACGCTAAGCTGATCGCTCCCGACGTATGTCCAGTTACCCGCAGCAAACGTTACGACAACTGGAGGTGCACCGCTGTCGTATACAAGCTCGCCGCCAGCTCCCCAAATACGCATCCCAAAAGAGGCTGTACTCATGGCTGCCCATGCGGCAATAAAATATTGACCGCTCAGCGTACTCTGTACATTTGAAGCCTTCATTGCGAAGCCTGTCCAATTGCCCGGACCACCTGTAAACCATACTGATATCGGCACCTGGACGATGCCGTTTTGATCGGGCCTTATGAACACTATTGGAGGGTCCGCACTTGTTACCGCGCGCGGAAATGTGACGTTTGCGTTTGTGGTTCCTGAATAAGCGCCCTTCGTGAGTACGCAAAGCCTAGGCGTTTCCGAGTCAATCTGCACGAAAGAGCTTTCATTGATACTGATGACGCCAAAGCTCATACCTTAAACCTCACTGCGTACCCCTTGGCAACAATCCTTGTCTGGTTGGTGTTCCCGAGATTTGCTGATGGATTTGCTGAGCGGATGACTACTTGGTCTTTTGCCGTTGTTACGTACGGGTAGGACTTTATGTTTCCGAGAGGGTCGGATTCAGCATTCTGGATATCTTGGGATCGGGTGGGAATAATCATGAAAACGCAATTGGCCGGGTCGAAACCCGGAATGCTCAGCGTGATTACCTTGGCTGTTGATCCGGTTGTATCGCTGAAATCCACTACCCCCTGCCAAATCACCTGATAAGTGAACGTGGTCGTATCCATGACCAAATTCCCGTTTTCGTCCCAAACTCTGGCTCCGTAACTCATGCGGCTAAATTCCCCCACTGGTAGCGCAACTGGCCTCGCTCGTCATAAACCTTGCCGCCTTGACCGTTAATGACCTGCCTGCCTCCCCCGGCAAGTGGTGAGTTGATTTCGAACGTACCGTCTTTGCTCAGAATCCACCCTAATTGGCCTGCAATATAGTTCGTCGAGCTGATGTAGCTCCCAATCTTGGCGTTGGTGATCGTGCCGTCTTGGATGAACGTCGGACCAAGGAACAACTGGCCGTTCTGTGCAACGAAAGGCGTCGAAATCGCACCACCCGCTAACGTGTTCACCAGCGCAAACCGATCAGCCGACATGAGGATCTGGCTTTGCAGAACCCCGCCAACATTCTCAATCCCTGCGCCTATCCCGGCCATGACGTACTGGCCGTTGGAGTTGACTTGCAATTTGACGGTATACATCGCCGTCAGCTTGCCGTCCGTGGTCGCCTGGGCCGAGCTAACTGTCTGGACCGCTGCGCTCGCGTTGTTGGCTGTTGCTTGGACAGTGTCCACGCGCTTGCCCAGCGCTGTATCGCCATCAGAGCGGGCAGTAGCCTCGGTCTGAATGGCAGCCTGAGTTGTTCCGACAGAAGTACTCAGCGTTGAAATCTGCTGTGCGGTGGCCTGCCTGTCCGTGTTCGCAGTCGACTCGATGGTGGTGATCTTCGATTCGCTCGCACCAACACGAGAATCGATTGCCGTAATCCGCTGGGCAGTCGCCTCGCGGTCCGTGGCAGTAGTCGTTTCGACGGTGGTGATTCGTGCCTCATTGGTGCCGACACGCGCTTGCAGAGTCGTGGTGCGCTGAGCCTGGGCGAAATCCTCTTCCGCCCTGATCTTCACTTCCTGTGCCGCGCTGGCCGTGCTGTCCCACCCTCTAAGCGCATCGAGCAGATCGCCTTCCCCGCTGTCGGCCCTGTACTGCGCCTGCACTGCCTGGAGTTGACTGGCGGTCGCCGTGGTCCTGCCGTTCACAGTCTCGATGTTGGCTGTGTTTTTTGAAACCTGATCAGCCTGGGCGTTAGCGGCGCGAATGGACTGGCCTGTGTTCACCCAGTACGTCGGGTTCGGCGGGCCGTTCGATCCATTGGTAGCCGCTGGCACCGCTGCAATGGCCGTCCAGAGGTTGTCACCCACGCGCACGGTGTTATCGCGCACGTAGGCATCGGTCGGCACGTAGACCAGAGCGTCGGTGATTTCTCCGATCTCGGCCTTCAGCTCGTCCAGGCGCTCATTGACAGAGCCAGGCCCGCTTCCGTCAATGAGGTCGATACGGTCCAGTAAGTTCTTGGCCAGCTCCGTTTCCGAAATCTGGTCGGCGATCATTTCAAGAATCGCCCCAGCATCACTGCTGGTCTGCCCCATTACGCCCACGCCGGTCGGATACCACGGCCCGATGTTGCCGGTCCGGTCCACAAGCCGCGCCCAGAAGAAGAACGTCACACCCGCCAGCAGGCCCTGCATGACGTGTTCCGACTGCGGATAGGCCAGGTCGCTGAGTTTCGTGGCCTTGGCCAGATCGGTCGTCGGCCCGTACCAGATTTCAGTGCGCTGCGTGTCTTCTGCACCTGGTGGGAAGGTCCATTTCAGCTTGATGCCGAAGATCAGCGAAGCGGCAGTCAGCGAGGTGACAGCCGGTGGCAGCCCCTCCTTGCCTTTGAGCTGAGTCAGTATCGAATTCCGCCAGCCCGAAGAGATGTCGTAAGCGCTGACGGCGCGCACACGAGCGAGGTAGCCGCCGGCATATATACCCGTGATATCTACGCTGGTGGAGCCGGTTCGCTGAACCTTGATCCAGTTGCCGCTATCCTTGCGCCACTCGACGTCATAAGACACCGCGCCGACGACAGCGGGCCAGCTGATGGTCATCGTTGTAACGGCCAGCCCTTGGGCTATCGCCGTCGTGGATGTCAGTGAAACGCTGGCAGGTGATGGAACAACGGTGATCGGGATCACGCTGATAGGGCGCTCTTCCAGTCGCGCCCCGGTGTCGATGTAGCCGAACTTGCTTGGCTCGTATTGGAGGGCGGTGATCGCGTACTCGCCTTCGGTGTTGCGCTTGACGCTCAGTACCCGGTAAAGCGGGATAGCCAGATCATCAGCGTCCAGCGCCCATTGCAGCTGGGTATTCGGTGTCTCGCTGTAAGCGACAGTGACGGTAATTGCTCGGCCCGCAACTGACTGAACGGTCCTGCCTTCGGCCTGGCCGCTGGGCAGATTGATGATCAGGCGGTCACCGGCCTTCGCCATAGTGTCGCGGTCGAGCGTAACCACCCTCCCGACCGCGCCAGAGATGCGCCCGCCGACCTCCCGGCCCGCCAGAAGCGAGTCGGCAACCGGGATGATGTAACCAGGCAGCGGAATCGCGCCCTCCATGCCGGTGCTGAAACTAACGGTACGGTCTTGGTTGTTGCTCATTACGACCCACTTTCCGCGCCGCTGCGCCTCGGAAGCGCGCGTGCAGCCGATAGCGGTCAGCTCAGTCGGCTTGTCGCCCAAACGCCGCTGTAGCGCAGCGTCTGCAAATGGAATGACGTCGGTGTCGTAATTGTTGTCTGGGTTGTCGTAACCGACGATTGCCCGGGTGTAGCGAGTCTTCGCCGAGGCGCTGCCATATTTGAACTTGCCGTCGATGACGTTGGCGCGAGTGAAGACATAATCGAAGTCTTGCGCGCGCGGCATATCAGCCTGCGCCACCAGTTGCCCCTGGGCCCAGTAGGTCATGCCGCGATAAATTCCTGCGATATCGCGCAGCAGGGACCAGGCATCAGCCTTGCCCTGCAGGTTCATATCGCAGAGAAAGCGAGGCTCTACACCGCCAACCCCGTTTGGGACATCCTGATCGCAGTACTGCGCGATGCGATACAGCTCCCACTTGTCGACCATCCATGTCTTGATGCGCTTGCCCAGACCGAACCGGTCTTCGGTGCACACACCAAAGGTGATCCATGCAGGGTTGTTGGTCCACGCCAGCTTCATGCTGCCGTCCCACACGCCGGTATAAGTGTGGTTGACCGGATCATAGTTGCTCGGCACCTGCCATTTCCGCGCCTTGCACTTAACCGTCACGGCGGGAATGTTGGTGAACTGCTCTGCGTCGAACTCGATGTAGAGCAGCGCCGTGTTCGGGTAGCGCAGCTTTGCGTCGATGACCTCCGTGAGCCCAGCCACCAGCATGGTGTCGGCGATCTTGTTGGTGTTCTGGTTGGCGGTCAGGCGTCGGACGCGGATCTGCCAGCCGGATGTAGCCGCGGGCAGATCTATACGGCGCGATCTCTCATAGCGGGTGGTGGTCTTGCCATCTACAGCTTCCAGCAGCACCTGCGTGTAGCTGCCGCCGTCAGTGGCCACGTCAATGGCGTATTCAATGCGGTAGCCGCCTACATTACCTTCGTCGTCCTGCCGCTGGAGCGCGGGCCATGCCAATCGCACGCGCACGGCGGACAGCTGGGTGTTGGTGATGGAGCGAACCCACGGAGAATCGTTACGCAACTCGACATTGACGGTCGTCTCGTTGTCGATCGATGGAATCCCAGGGATGTACGATTGATCAACTGAACCGGTGCGCCACTCCCACTTCACGTTTTGGAAATTGACGTTGCCGCTGGCATCATTGATCGGCGTGTTGTCGAGGTAGATGTCAGCAGCGGTTGGAGTGCCTTCAAACTCGCCCTCGCCTACTGCGATGAGCAGCTTGGCCAAGTTGGTAGAGCGCAGGCTATCGGACGCCTCGGTCGGCGACTTCGGACTGGTGCTGCCGCCTTTCTCACCGTGGATATCGATCTTCAGTGCTGCGCCCATGCTTTTCTCCAGGCATAAAAAAACCGCCTCTTGGGCGGCGCGGTATCGCGGATATGGTTACGTTTTGTCTTCGGCGTAGATCGAGGCCGAGATGATTGCCCCGCCCCAACGCCTCTCGCCGATGCAGATCGGGACCGGGTTGCCGCTGGCCGTTGTGTTCTTGGCACTACCGAAGGCGTAAGACGGGGAGTTTTCCGGCGATGCGCTCTGCTTCAGCCCCGAGGCCTGAGGGCTGAGCATCTGGATTACGCCACCGGCAGCCGAGCCAATACCTGCCGCCAGCAGCGCAGGTTGAGAGCCGGGCGCAACAAAGAAAGAGGCGATGATCAGTGCCACCCCTAAAACAGTCTGGAGTATGCCGGCGCGCTTGCTGCCATGAACAACGGGCACCACGCGAACCTCGCGCGATCCGCCCAGGCCAAAGCCGCCCTCTCCGACGTTCTTGCCGTTTCGGAATATCGCGAACCGCATGCCGAGTCGATCAAGTCGCCGTATCTCGTCAGCGAATCCGTCCAGCGTTGCCTTCAGTGCCTTGAAGACCTCCCAGGTCTGCCCTGAGTCGATCTGCCTGCGATGCACCCTCCCGAACTTGCGGGCCAGCGACCCAGACAGCTTGATCGTGGTCATGGGCGCATAATGAATTGCTGCCATATGTTTCTCCGAGCATAAAAAACCGCCCGGAGGCGGCTTATAAATAACTAGATTTTTAATGATATCCGTGACTACAGAATTTTCACGGGTATGTTGCTTGTCCCCATATCCCAGCCACCGACTAATCGGTCGTTCCTGATCAGAAACCTGTAATTTCTGGCTCCTACGTAACCGCCGAAACTATTTTTAGCGTTTACAGCCACTTCAAGAAGATAGCCTCCCTCTACCTTCCTCCCCTCAAAAACACTTCCAACCACGTACCCTTTATAGACGGTTCCGAAGCTGTAACGGGCAGAGTCAGGATCTTTTAAATACATTTGGAAGAAGCTTCTAACAGCCTTTTCGGCATCTACCTGGTAAACAGAGGCCCCATAATTTGCCGCCTGAATCTGCTCAGGTGTTGGCTTGGAAGCGCAGCCAGAAAGAATTGATAAGGCCAAAGCAATCATTAATATAGAACGCATACGTTACTCTCCATGTTTTCTGAAGAATAGCACCGCTAATGTCAGACCACACTGCAATGCCCCCTACAAGAAGGAGCATTACGCTGTTTTCAGCCCATAACGCACCAAGCCTTTCCGCGCCACACCGCATCTCACCTCACCATACCCTGGCCTGCCAAGCCGCGTGATGCTTCCGCACCGCACAGCACACCCGTAGATGTGCTGTACGCTGAATCAGCTTAGCGCCTTGCGTGCCATTCCTTGCAACTGCGAAAGGCGCGCTACGGCGTCAACATTCGTCTTTCGCTCACCATCCGAAAGCTCAGAAACCCGCACATGACGAAGCCTCTGTCCTGCCGAAGTGAAGATTTTCTTCGCGCCTCGCTGGAAGTCCGCCAAGGTCACGTCTGTCTGCTCGCCGGGTGGCACCCACCTGTAACCTTTGCCTCGGATCGACTGCAAAAGAATCTGATGGTCGCGCAACAATTCAACCTTGAACGACTCAACGCTGGCCAGCCATTCAAACTGGCGCTCTCGAAACTGATCAGCGGTCAGTTGCTCATCATCTGAAAGGCCGGGAAGACCGAAGTGGGCTTCAAGCCAGTCATGCCCGACGATATCGCCATAGGCGAACTCAGCGATGAAGTCCTGTACCGCCTGCCGCCAAAGCGGATGCCGTTGAAGCTCACTCATAAGACACCCCGAATCGACCGAAGCGTGGGCGGTATTCGCAAACACCGATGAGCTTTCCTGAGTCCTCAATGGCTTTCTTCGCTTCAGCCACGTCAAGCACGTCCGGATTCACGACCACCTCAAGGGTGGCAGCCCAGTCCAAAAAGATCGGCCGGTATCGCATGATCTTGGCCTGCCCAACCTTGACGCCTCGGCAGTCAACAAAGCGCGTGTCCTCCCAGAGCTTGGCGGGCGTGGATGGCCCTGAAAACTCAAGCTTGACCTTATCCGTCAGGACCATCGCCCCGCGCTTCCAGTGGACGCCAAGCTTTTGAAGCTTTGCGCCTGCCCAGAACGTTGCATCGAAGTTTTGGCCGGGTATGAAAAACCCCAGCTGATCGTCGAAGTAAGCACCTGCAATGAATTCGGACCGGGCTATAGCCAGGTGGTCGTCATCAGTCTTCTTGCGTTTCGAAGTCAGCTCTTTGTGAGCCTTGGTTTCAGGCAGCAAAGGGTTGGCCAGTCTGTCGCTGTGCATCATCAGTGGCGACGTACCGGTAATACGGAGGGTCAGCAGATCCATGCTCATGCTGCAGCCCTAGCCGACTGAATCTCGGCACTCTGACGAAGATTCTCAACGGCCACTGCCATGAATTCCAGCAGCTGCTCAGTTGAAATCATCGCGTCACCTGACGTGCTCATGGCCTTAATGAACTGTCTGGCATTCATGACCATCGTGTCGTGCGTAAGCAGTTCGACACGCTGCCTGCCCTGCTCGTCCAGGCTGAGCAGATACCGGCTGTGCGGCGAGCCTTTGAAGTCCACTGCGATTTCCTTGGGGAGAAATTCGCCCTCAAGAACGTATGCAGCGACGAAGTTGCAAGCATCTGCCATGCATTCAGCAGGTATAAGAGCGGTACGCTGAACATTGAAACGGGAGCGTAGACGGCTTTTCATGGTGTGGCGGAAGCTGCGCTGCAGCCCTTTGGCGACCGGCGAAGCCTTTTGGTCAATCACGCGATCAAGAACGTGCTCGCCACTCGTTCCAATAACGGAGCCGACCAGATCGCCAACCAAGTCGGTGGAACTCACATTG